ACAGCTTCAACAGTGTCGTCGTTTATGAGGCGAAACTCTTGGTCACCGTCATCGGTGGTGACTTTAAATCTCGTTCCAGAATACGACTTCATAATGATGAAATCGCCTTCTTTACACCAAGGTCCTTCTGGGAATTTCTCTGGATCATCGTAGGCTTGAGCGCCTAGCTTGACCACGAGTCCCACGATGGACGCTGTTTCTTCCTTTTTTCTCTCCGTTTCCGCAATCAGAATTGACGAACCTTTGAAAGTCTCTTCTTTCTTAGGAATGGCAATTAAGATACGGTAACCCTTCGGTTCAGGTAGTTGTAAATCACTCATCTGGTAAGTCCTCTATTAGTCTTATTGCTCGTTGTATTCCACGAATTTCACCCACTGCCTCACGGTAGAGGGCATAGTCTTCAAAAGGGCTGAAAGCCAACCGCTCTTTCAACCCTGTCTGAACCTTTTCAAGCTCCTTCTTTAGGTATTCTTGTAGCCCCAATTTGCGCTCCTATTCTCAGTCCTTCGGTTTCGCCTTTTAGCGCAATGTTTGCCTTGTCTGATGCAATCTTTGCGCCTACTTGTACACCGGCTATTTCTTCCATAGCTCTTATACGATCTCTCTCTCGGCTGTCTTTGAGAGAAATATCTTGTTCTTTCAACTGAGCATCTGCTTGGTCTTTGGCAATCTTGCGTTGCAGTTCGCCCTGCTTGATAGCCAATTCTTGCTGTTGCATTTGGACAACAGGGTCTTGTTGAGCTTGTTGTGCCTGTTGTTGTTGTGCTTCTGCCTGATCTTTCTGTAGCAGCTTCGCTGATGCCTGAGCAATGACCCTCGATAGCTCGACTTCGATATCCTCTGGTAGTGGCTCGTCCGGTGGAGGCAGAGGTACACCCAGCATTTTTTCGATTTCGATGCGGTATTGGAATGCCACATGCTCTGCAACGTGGGCTTGTAATGCCGCTTGCATAGTTTGCGCTTGTGGATTTTGACCAATAATTTGCTGCATTTTCGGGTCTTGCATGGCGTTTAAATGCACCATGATGTGAGCTTCGTGATCCTGATATAAGAAGGCTTTTATCGGTTTTCCGGTCAAAAGAGCCATGTTTTCTGACACTGGGTCTTTTGGTTTCTGGTCTTCTTCGATAGGAATTAGCTTTGCAACGTTTTTAATACCCAGAACTTCAAGCATTTGTCTATGCAATTGCGGTAAATCGTACAATTGCGGTGCTGATTGCGCTAATTGCAGTGCGGCTTGGTACTGAACCACACGTTGTGCCATCGTAGATGCGTTCGGGTCCGAAACTGGGATGACTTCTGTGGTGTCATAGTCAGCTTGCTTGGCTTTTCTTGACCCATCTACCTCATAATCGTACTGATGTGGGGTGTAATCACGAACAATTGCTGAAATTAACTGGAATTCGTGCTTCATTGCAGCATGAACACGGGCTTGTACCGCACTCATGACCTTTAAAGTACGCTCCAGAATCGCTAAAGTCGTGCCAACCGGTGCTTGGTTGGACATATCGCCGACTTTCAGGTCTGCCACTGACGCAAATTTTCTACCTTCTTCCACAATTGTGTTCATTAGGTTGAAAAGCGTAGCCGATGGCTCTTTGTAAGGCAGAGGAACGATCGAATCTTTGATCGTTAAGCCAGTTACATCGACATCACGCCACTCGCCAGGGGCAATCGGGGTGTCATCCCCCTTGACCCGAAGGTCTTTGGACTTGAAACCACCGGGGAGGTTAGACAAAGTACCTGCGTCAACAAGTTGTCGAAGGATAGATGTGGCACTTTTTGCGAAACCACCAACCAAATGGATCAGTCCAAAGCCGTAAAAACCAAATCCGGGTACATACACATAGTGCGTAAAGTGCATGCGCTTCTCTTTTAGCTCATCATCCTCATTCCAATTGCGTCGGATAGACAAAACTTCGCCAGTAGAAGCCAATGTAATGACATAAGGCAGGGCAATCCCGTCCTCGTCCTCATAACCCGGCAGGTCATAATCAATATGTACTTCATATAAGAGGTAGCGGTCATCATCAATGATGTTGACACCCATCTCTTCGTCTTTCTTCTTCTGGATTTCAGTGACATTTCTAGGTGGTTCGTCCACATCGATGTCACGATAGAAGCCAGAAACTTGCAACTTCTTTAATTCATTTGGATTCTTACGCATTCTGTGCGTAATACGTGGGGCAGAGAACAAGTCTTTAGCGCCATAAGGGACAATAATGTCCTCGGCTGGAATAAAGATAGCTGTCTGACGGTCTAGGCTAGGATCAAAGTAAACCTTTTTAAACGCAGAGCCAACAATTGGTAATGACCAAAGCAGTTTCTCATGTTCATTGCGGTACTCAACCATTACCTCAGTTAGCTCGTAGTTCATGTCATCTTGGACACGAGACGCAGCCTGTTCCTTCTCTGGGGTAATCTTGCCTAATATTTTGGTCTTAACTGGGCCAGACGCAGGGAATGTTTCAAGAATTGTTTCTGACTGAAACCTTACAACCGACTCAGCAAGGATGGGGTGGTAAACGCCACAAGCGCCATCCCAAGGCTCAGTTCTTTCGTCAATCTGTAGACCTAATAATTCCAAGCCTTCCTTGTAAGTCTTTTCCCATTCTTTGCGGGAATCGATGTCACCTTGAATTAAATCCAAAATCTCATCGGACAAAAGCTGAAGGTCGCCTTCATCCATGTCTTCTGCCAGATTTTTCTCAAACTTAGGGCTGCCGATTTCAACCTCAATGGTTGGCTCTTCACCGTCCTCTTGCTCCATCTCAATCTCTATTTCGAGATCAGGGGCGGCAAGATTGCCTAAGCCTTGGGGCATACTGTATAAAGATTTTTCAATTCCCATGATGTATTCCTGTATTAGTTATGTCCACTTCTCTTGAGTTACGTGGACTTTTGGGCATAGGAGAGATTCGGTGGTCAAATTCAATCCCGCCTTTAGTTGCCCATTTCATAAAATTTCGCACCTCTTCTGGTGTTGGCGGTTCATATTTAGGTGACCGCTTAGATTCTTCGCAGGCTGATTTAACAACTCTGTTAATTTCTCGAATTCTTTTACGCCACTTCAACCACTTGGCTGGCTCTTTTATTGCTCGTTTAAACGCATAGACACGCCATAACACTATGTGTTTGGCCCAATTTAGCCACTGTTTAAACGTTGCGCCTGTTTCAGGCGGTGTAATCCTAACCCACATTAGTAGTACGCTGCCTTTCTTGGTATAAACATTTGATCTTTTTCGTCACTTTCTAAACGAATAAAGCCTCCCTGCCTAAATCTTAGTAAGGCTTGGGACGAGCTATCAACCAAGTCATCATGATCCCCATTAGGGAAAGATGCCATTTCTTCTACCAATTCATCAGCCCATCTTGTCTCTGGTCGCCATACCATACCAGATGCAAATAGGTCAGACACAGCGTTTACACGAGCTATCTTATCCGACCCTTTGCTCGGTGTATATTCCGAAATTGGTATACCCATTCTTCTCATTTCATAAATCAAAGGTGCGCCAGCGGCTTTTTTCTCCACCAATAGGGTGTCTGGCTCCCATTCTTTATACATTTCCAAGGCACGTTTCTTTAATTCTGGGAATTCCATACGCTCCTTATAAGCGTCCAAGAGGATAATATTTGCCACATCATTTTCGTTATAAAAGATGCCCCAGGTTGTGCAAGCTGAATAGTCGGCACGGTTACTTTTCTCAAATGCCGTATCCCAGCTTTGGATAATGTAGTCAATCGCAGGTGGTCTTTCTTTCTCCCAGATTTTCCACATCTCCCGCTTAATGATTGCGCCTTCTTCGGAAGTTGGATTCTGTTGGTACTGAGCTTCCCATTTACCCACAGGAAGTTCAGCCTTGATTGCCTCTAATTCTTCTTGCTTCCAGAACTCAGGCCATAAAGGATTGCCAGATGGGAGAAGAGCAGGAAGCTCAATGACTTCCCAATCCTCTAAGTCTTTCTTTGCTGCGGTCGCCAAAATCTGACCAGTTAAGTCTCTTTTAGACCATCGTGTCATCACGATCACAATTGATCCGCCAGGCTGTAGACGCTGACGAGGACCTGACGAATACCATTCATAAACCCTGTCGTAAACGGATGGGTTTCCTAGCATGGCTTCCTGTTCGGAATGCGGATCGTCAATGATCAGAATGTCAGCACCCTTACCAGTTACGGCACCGCCTACACCAATCGCAAAGTAGTCACCGCCTTTATTGGTGTTCCATCTACCCGCTGCTTTGGAGTCGGTTGCTAGTTTGGTTTGGAATACTGCTTGGTAATCTGGGGAGGCTACAACGTTACGAACCTTACGACCAAAGCCTTCGGCAAGTGTCGCTGTGTGCGCCGTTTGGATAATCTTCTTCTCTGGATAGAGTCCCAAGAACCAAGCTGGAAAGAGATAAGAAGCAAACTCAGACTTGGTATGTCGAGGTGGCATATTGATGATAAGTCGCTTTAACTCACCTTTTGCGACACGCTCAAAGGCATCTGCCATG